GAATTATTAACAGAAACAGGTTATACACTTATAATACAACAATAAAATGGCAAGTTAGCCATATAACTATTTAATGCTGCTACTACGTTGGTTGCAATAACTGCTGAATATTGTCCGTTGTAATAAACTTTTCCAGCCACTTCCATTTTATCGCTATTCTCATTGATTAAAGTAAATGCAATGCCCGCAGGATTAAATGTTTCGATGTAACTTTGAAGCTCGGCTAATTCACCAACTGAAACTGGCACAGGTGGGTCTGATTTAGCAACCTTAATTAACACCGTTCTGTTTGGCGCGGTTATTACTGCACACCTTGTCAATATTTGATTAGCAGTGTTAATAGTTGGGTATTCGACAGTAAATGTTGTTGTGTTTAATTGAGCAACATCGCCTTTTTGATACTTTAAAACTTTGTTGCGTGTCCATTGTGGTGTGCTTGGTGCTGCGGTGCTTGCTATGGCTTCTAAATCTGCTTTAAATAGGTCTTGCAATTGCTCAAATATAGCTATGCAACTTGCTACGATAAAATAATATAGATTCCATTTAGCAGTTTGACTTGTTGAGGTCAATGCCGACAATGTTGGGTCTGCATTCTTTGCATCCAACATTGATTGTTTGATTTGCGCTACTGTTCTGGCCATTATACAATTGATGTTATAAGTCCTTTAACTACGGTAACTGTTTTGCCGTTAGCGGTAGTAAACGATCCTGTTGCACCTGTTGCAGTTGTATAACCAACGATAGCATTAACAGTTGTTATTGATGTAACTGCATTTTGATTTACTATTACTTTTTCAGTTCCTGTAATTGCGCCTGCTGCTGGTAACTCGGAAATTTTTTGCTCTGCCATTTTATTGTTGTATTATTAGTTTATAACCTGTTTCTGTTAATAATTCGTAACCTAATTCACTCGTTAACGCTATTGATTCAGGGATAAATCCAGTGCGAATAATTGCGTTGTCTAATTGTGGGCTGTTGTTTGTAACCAATGTTGTAACTAACACCTCTGTTGTCGGTAAGCTACTTGAAGAATAATCGAAGCCCTGCATTGTATAAGTAATGATAAACTCCTGTATGTTCGTATGGTCTGCCGATTGAATTTCACTTCTGCGCAGGAATCTACTGTTGTAAGGTGTTGACCAACCATGTATTAAAGCATTTAAGTCTTGTTTTAATTGCAATATATCGGTGTCTTCTGTCTTATAGCTTTCAAATCCTAAATGCAAAGCTATTGACATTGTGCCTTGTTGTTGCCCTTGCAAGTTTTCAATGTAATCGGCCGATGGAAATTCAATAAAACAACAAGGATAATTAAATGGAATATTAATATCCTCGCGCTCAAATTGGTTGTTCCATAGTGCAACATACTTCAACGATTGAAGTGTGCTAATACGTGCCTTTAATTGATTATATATTGCTAACTGCATTACTTAAAAATGTTATCTAATCGTTTAACAATAACTGCTTTTACTTTCTCATTCAAGTTGTAAGAATCGCCCATAAATTGTCGTTTGGGCATATTTTTTAAACCATTGTTATGTCGCGCAGCATAAACCAAATCAGTGCTAATTTTAATAGTTAACGCTGCTCTGTTTGCAGGATTACGTATAATTGACCGCCTTAAATCTCCAGTCTTAACTAATATTGCGCGTGTTGTGTCATTAACTGTTTTACCGCCTTTAGTTTTATACGTTGTGCGCTTTCTCGGCTTCCATTTTTGCACATTCTTGTCATCAAAACCTTGCTTCCTAAACGAATCAACAAAGAACACCTTTGCAGTATTCCCAACATCTACAATAGCCGCTTCCATCGCTTTGCGAGCTTTCTTTTCTGCCTGTTTTAAATCGAATTTATTGGACTTGCTCATTTATCGGTTCAAAGATAATGTTATTTTCTTGTTCGGGTAATGGTTTGCTATGGTTGTTTTCACCAACTAATATTTCAGTGGGTATAATGTCCGCAAAAGCAGTGCAAGTTAGATTATCAATATAGTTTTTGCAATTCAAACAAGTTATAGGTATCATTTTTCTAAATCTTTAAATAAGGTTAATATATCCTGCGGAATATCTGCATCGCCTTTATATCTATATTTTACATACATTTCAGCATAATATTCTTTGCTATTAGTTTTTGCGTAATCTGAAACTGCGTTTTTGCTTTGTGATGAAAAATATTTATCAATTCCTGTTTGTTTGTAGTGTCTATTGTGTCCTATTTCATGAGTCACCAACATTTCAAATGACTCACTTGGGCTTTTTCCTAATTCTGTATATGTAAATGGCAAAGGCAATTCACCTGCTTTTATTTTTTGTTCTAATCTGTATATTTCTGTTTTAAATTTACTAATGTTATTAGATACTTTTCTTTGGTCATATTTTGGATTGTTCAAATATTCTAATTCGTATTTTTTTATTGTGTCTTGATACTTTGCAATTCTGTTTTCAAATGTTGCAACTTCTTTTGGCACAAATTTATCAATGTGAGAAGCATTGATACTTAATGAATTGTTTGATGGACTATACAATGCACCTGCTGAACTATTTGATTTTCTATAAGTGTCTATTTTGTTTAATTTTAGCGGACTAAATTCATTTTCTGCTTCTATAACTTTTAAAACAGAGTTTGATTGATTTAAATTTAGTTTTGACAAACTAACATCTTTTATTCCTAATTCCTTAATTCTATCCTCTACTTCCTTAATATTCATTGCAGGCTTAAACACTTTAGGCACTTCAACAACAGGCGCAGGTCTTGGTGCTTGTGGTATAGGTAAATTCCAATTCTTTTTAGCCATTTCTTTGTCACCTTTTGCAATGTCAAAGTAAGGGTGCTTGTCTTTGCCCTTTTCCTTAAACACATAGCCATCAATGCCAGCGTTCATTCTAAACAATGGCGGCACATCATTGGGCGGTGTAAACTTGCTCAAATCAGTTTCTTGCCCCTCTGATAGTTGTATTACGGTACAACGACAACGCCACCCATTCGGGGGGTAGTATTGTTTCCAGAACGGGTCGCTTATTGGGCGAATGATGTTATCTAATGCTTGGTGTGTTGGTCTTACTCTGCCATCACCAATGGTTTGATATTGTAACAATGGCAATACATCGGCATCTGCTTCTATACGCTTCCAATCGGATGCCATACGTGCTGAAGCTTTAGCAGTTTGATATTCGGCTTGCAAATAGTCTTCGTTGTATAGCGTAAACATCGGCCTAACTGCCTCTTTGAACTTATAGAAGTTACTTTGCAATTCGGGGTCTGCTAACATCGCAGTCATTGCCCTTGTTTGTTGGTATGTTTTAGCACCACTAAATATGTAGATATTATTTGTTAAATCAGCAACTAATATTTCATCAACTACTGGTGTTAAATCAATTCCATCACGTAAGTATTTCGCAGTCTTTAAATAAATTCCCTCCGGCAACACTTGGTTATTAATTGCACCAATCCAAACATCATTCGACATACGATTAAAATCGTTTTCATCAAATGGTGTAGGTGGGTCAACCTCCTTGTCAATGTTCAATATGTCGCAGTAGCCGCACATCTAACTATAAATGTTTCTTAATCGTTTTGCAATGTTTTCAAGTTGGCTTTCGTTTTCTTTCTCGGTTGGTTCAGTTGTTTCTTCTTCTTCCTCCATACCCATTTCATCCTGCAATTCGATTCCGTATTTATGCTCTAAATATTCGTGTTCAAACTTAACGTATGGCATAAATGAAGCATCAATCTTTGCTTGTTCCATCAATGGCAAATTCTCGCTATCATCATACTTAAATGTGCAACCTGTTAAATCAAAACCATTGCGAATCATCATCGGCACTAACTGGTCTTCAATGATAAACTGCATTTTTAACGTGTCTTGCTTTGCAATCATAGCAGCAACACCCTCATGAACATTAGCCGAACCACTATAACTCTTTTCATCGGTTGTGCCTGTTTGCCCTAAAATAATCTTACTTATTTCTGAATTGCAACGCTCCACCATTTTATCAAACACTGCATAAGCATCGGTGCGGCTTGCTTGCATTAATTCAATGTTATCGTTTAAATCCAAAACCGCCCACGAAGCTACACCCATATTGCGCAGCATATTTTCCATGTTTTTACGTGTCAATTCATCACGCACATCTGTTTTGCCAACTCTTATCGGACTACCAAACACCTCAGCAAACTCCGCCCATGCTGCCATTGCGTTTTTCTTCCAAATAACGTATGGTGCAAGGTACATCATTAATCCTAAATCCTTTTTTTCGCCAACACCGATGCACCAGTTGTTATATGGTGACACATCAAATCTTTTGCCCTCTGTTACCGTTGCTGTGTTGGTGCGAACTAAACTAAATTCAGGCACAACATAAATGCGCGGTATAAGTTCTACACTTGAATACTTATCGTTAATTATTGCGCCAAATTGCACACAACTAAAGCCCCAAAATATAGAATCTAAAGCCATACTTTGAAAGTCATAAAACCACTTTTGATTGAACAATGCAGTTTTAGCTTCATCGTATTCGCCATCTGGTCCATAAACCATAAACTTCTTGCTTAATATCTTTGATTTGCGTTGCAACATAGCCGATTGCACCTGCCCATCTAACACAATCTGCTGATAGGTTTGCATCAATAAAAAGCGGTTTGGGTACATCGGGCTTTCAGCCGCTTGTAACGCAATGTTAAACCTTGTCGCATCTTGCCTTACACGCTGCAACTGTTGCTCAAAGTCAATAGTTTTACGTATGTTAGCTTTCTGCGGTTGTGGTTTATTGAAGTTAAATATATCGTTATACCAAGCCATTATTTAAAGAAATTATCTTGTTTATCTAAACTGTTACCGTAGCGAATTGAATAGCCAGTGCTATCGGTTGAATTGATGTTTAACACCTCTGCCGTATCTGTGCCACTTGCCCACGCATCTAATTGGTCTAATGCTTCTCTATTGCGTTCTATTCTTAAATCGGGTATGTTACGCGGGTTAATCCTTGCGTGCAGGTTATACAATGTCATATCCATTGCAAGCTCCACAAACATCGGATAACGATTATCGCCAACAGTCCAATAAGTAGCGTTGCTTGTTGCAATGTTAATCATTTTAGACCAGTATGCAGTTAATGTCAATGGCTGGTTTGTGCTTGCTGCAATAGCTGTGTAAACATAGCCATTGTCATCGGTTACAATGTTGCCTATAATGTATTCGGTTTTGTTATCCCATCTGCTAAAATCATTAACGTGTGTAATTACTTCGCCTAATATTACTCTGTCGCGTGTTCTGTAATGTGTTGCTGCTGAATAGGCATCCATAACACCTAATTCAATGTCAACCATGTATCTTTGGACTAATTTTGTCCTCATTCTACTTATGGCCTTAACCTCGCTATCGTACAAGTTTTGCGGGGTGTTCTCGGTTATTTGATTGAGGTCAACCGTTTGAATTATTGAAAGATAGTCGGAGGTTTTTAAGAATCGTGCCATGATGCAAAATAATATAATAATATTCGATATATTGGTAATATGTAACTAAAATCTACTTGCTGATTTATATTCTGCATCACGACCAACAACAACAAGCGGTTTAATAATTCCTGTTTGAAAGCGCGCATATTGTGAGGCGAATACCGATGTAATTAAATAACGTGTTAAATCTACAATGTGACCAAATGGCTGGTAACTTACTTTTGTCACAGGATCGGTTACTGTGCGCTTATCTACTTTGCCATTCTTGTCTTCCTTTGTATTTTCAAAATCTAATATTGCAACGCGGCAACTTTCATCAGCTATGAATGAAATGCCTTGCTCATTATAGCCTAATATAGCATTAAAGAAGTCAGCACTTGGGCGCACATTTGGGTTTGATTTAGCCACTCTGCGAATCGGTTTAACTTCATCTAATTCGTTAATTAATAAGCGAAATAAGTCAAAGCCCTTTTCTTGCTTAACGTCATCCTTTTGGCTGGTGCTATCGCCACACACATAAACATGTCCGTTATGCTTCCAATGTCTTAACCGTTGCATTATTGCCCTGCCCATTGCTTTGGTGGTGTTATCGGGATTCTTTAGCGCTATGCAATCAATCAATCTTATTTCGTTTTCATCACTAATTTGAAAGATGCCACAAGGAAAGTAAGGGTTTACGTTTTCATCGAATGAAAGCCAAACTGCCAACGATGGGTCATAAGTAACAATGCCAGTGTGTTTAATTGTTGACCAACTTTTAAGAAATTCGCCACCAAAATCTACTTTGCCCCATTCGCCAAGCACATAAACTTTGTGCAGGTTTGGGTTAGCTTTAACACGTTCGGTTAAGTGATGTATGTAATCGGCATCTAAAAACGAATTGTCTTTGTAGGTCGTATTCATCAGCATGGTTTCGGCATCGGGTTCATCAAAGAATCTGCGCTTTATCCAGTGTTGCTCTGAAATCGGGTTAAATGTGATAATAAACTGTTTATAGTTGTTTGTTTCGCCTCGCACACGAAGTTCTAACTGATTAAAGTCTAATTCATCTAACTCGGTTGCTTCTTCACACCATACCGATGTGATACCAGCAATTGATTTAATTTTTTCGGGGTCATCCATACCAGCGCACAATATTTCATTACCTGTTGGGTTGTGTGTGAAGCGCATCTCACTTTTGTTTATAGTGAATTCGCTAAATATATCGTACTCTAATAGCTTATCTACAAACAACTGATAAACACTATTACGAATAGTGGTTGCTACCTTTCTAATGCACAATATGCGATGCCCTTGCTCGGTTGTGATGCGCAGGATTATCTTTTGAACTGCCGCGATTGATTTGCCCGATCCTGCGCCGCCTTTCAAAACTGCATATCGTTGCCTATTTGAAAGAAATGGAATGTATGATTTATTTACTTCGATTTCACGCTCCATGAACGTATTTCTTTGCCGTTAGTGGTCAAATCTGTTTTAGTTGCTGCATAACTTCCATCCATCTTATTAAGTTCGGCAATGGCTTTGGTTCTGTCGTTATGGTCTGGCTCACTTGGATACTCCATAATCTTACCAGCAATAACAAATGGTTTCTTAATCTTAACTTCACCTTTTGCAATCTTGCTCAACATCTCCATTCGTTCTGCAGTTGATAGTATATTCTTTTCAGCTAATTCAGTAATGGCAGTTGATGTGGCATTGTTAATTGCTTGCTTAACTAATTCTTTATGTTTTTGGATTTCCTTTGCGTACCTTTTAGCAAGTATTGAACCTTTTTGCCTTGCTGATGCTTGGCTTGTTCCATCTTTGGCAATAGCTTTGATATAGGCTTTGTCTTGCTCACTTCCTGCTGCAACTAATTCAATGAATTGTTGGTGTTTAAATGGTATTATATTCATATTCCTTTAAATGCTTTTAGTGGATAAAAAACAAGGCTATTTCTATAACCTCCATCGTGTGTTGGTATTATTGGTGTAACTCCGTGAACATTTCTCCAAGCAGGATAAACCAATATTGAATTATCTTGTTGTCCAATAGTTGCGCCATAATCTGGAATGTTCAAATCACCGCCTTTTGAATTGTGCTTTTTACATATTATTACGTTAACTGCTCCAACTATATTACCAGTATCACGATGGAATGGTGCTGATATATTATAGTTTGAAATTGAACTTGTAAATAAGTTTCCAAACCTCCATTTTTCAGCAACATCTTTAAATAATTCTACTTGTTGTTCATATTGTTTTGGTAATAATTCTTTTATTAATTGCTCGCTTTCTTTTGCAAGTAATAACATTGCTTTAATAAATGTTTGTGCTGATTTAACACCGTGAACAGATGAAATAGTTTCATAGTTTCTACGCATATGTGGCTTTGGTGGAACACTACCTAAAATAGTTGAATATTGGTCAACTACATTTTTATATTTATAAGTTCCGTTTTCATTTTTCCCATCTGGTATTTGTCTTGTCATTACTGTTTTGGGAACATTTTTACTTCTTAATTCAGCATCAGCTAAATTTGCAAGTTTACACAGCTTATCTGTCATTTTTGTAAGGTAAAATCCTACTGGCTGATCATCGTCATAAAACATACCATGTTCTAATAGATTTGCA